TAAGTACGGTAAAGTAAATAGATGTAATGACTGTGGAAGAAAAGCAGCAAGTATATCTAGTCTTGCAGGTAAGATAGGAGGTACTAATGAGTTAGGAAGAAGAAATACAAGAGCCAAACTCAGATATGGTATAGATTATTTTACTTTTAAGGATAGAAAGGATGCTGTAGATTCTTGTGAATGTTGTGGTACTATACTAATAACAGACCAAGACAAGCACTATGACCATGTACATAATCCAACAAAAGATTTCAGAGGAATACTATGTAGGACATGTAATACAGGAATAGGTATGCTAGGGGATGACCTCCCATCAGTATTAAATGCAGTCAAGTATCTAACAAGGTCATTTTATAAGGTTCAGGACTGAATAGTAGTACAATATCTTTATAGGAAAACTTACTACTAATAAAAGAGCCAGAGACACCTATCCTATATAAGGTCAGCAAGTCTCAAAAGTCCTAGCCCCTATTAAGTTAGGGGTTCTAGTAGGCATATAAGGTTCCTCTCCTTCCTTATGTGTCTTCTAGAGCCCCCAAATACCTCCTAAGGGAAGGTAGAATAAGGATAACTTTAAAGAACCTACAAGTATAAGTAGTTAAACATACAAACAAAACAAACTCAAGGAAACAAACAATGGCAAATCCAATGGTGGCAACACTCCCAAATAATGATGCAGCAAGAAAGACTGCTCTAAAACTATATACTGGTGAGGTTATTAAAGCCTTCAGAGAAAAGAACATAGGTCTAGGACTTATTAAGAACAGAGAGATATCAGGTGGTAAGACAGCACAGTTCATTGTAACAGGTGAAGCAGCTGAGGCAGACATTCAGACACATGTAAGAGGTGAAGAAGTTATCTCTAAGGTACTAGCTAATGATGAAGTAACTATTACAGTATCTACTAGATATGTACACTCTCACTTTCTAGATACACTAGATGAGAAGCTAGCTCAGTATGAAGTTAGAGGGGAATTAGCATTCCAATCAGGACAAGTACTAGCTACTAAGATTGATAAAGATGTATTCAAGATGATAGGTAATGATGTACCAGCTATGGCAGCACTACCAGGACAGAAGGCAGCAGGTACAACTGTAGCTACTGGTTATGCAGCAGCAGCAACAGCTCAGATTAAGGGTGACTTACTTATAGGAGCATTCTATAAGGCTAAAGGTAATCTTAATGTTAAGAATGTTACTGATACACCTAGTGTAATAGTAGCACCTGAGACTTACTACAATATTGTACAATCTACTAGAGGTGTTAATGCAGATTATACTTCTAATAATGGTGGTATTGATAGTGGTATGATTAGACAAGTAGCAGGATTCTCTATGGGTTGGACTAACCACTTAGATATAGCTACTAATGCTAAGTTACTAGCACTTATGTTTACTAAAGATGTAGCTGGTGTAGTTAAGGCAATGGACATTAAGTCTGAGTCTAACTATGACTTCAGAAGATTAGGTTATCAGCTTACTAGTTTCTATGCACTAGGTATGGGTCCACTGAATCCAACAGGTATGGAAGTTATCAACTCAGATTAATTTCTGAATCAACTACTATGTAGTTTAATAGGGGTCATCTTAATTGGTGGCCCCTATTTAGGTTACACAGTAACAACAACAAATAAAGGAATAAGAATGAGTGATATAATCTTTCAAGATGGAACACTATATGCTAAATCAAAACTAGATATGATTAATGTATGTCTATTAGGTATAGGAGAGGTGCCCCTAATTGAGGGGACTATAGTACAAACACTACAGATAGGTACAGATGCTGATACAGCAGGTAGACTAGTAGAGAGAACTATGGTGGATGTACAGACAACAGGGTGGTACTTCAATACTGACTATAACTTTAGATTAGTTCCTGATGTATTAAACTTTATTACTATGCCTCCTAATACACTTAGAGTAGACTTTGGTAATGCAGAGGACAGACATCAGTATACAATAAAGAATGGTAAGATATATGATTACCTTAACCAAACATTTATTATTACTAAACCTTTAATAGCTGATGTAGTATGGTTATATGATTATAATGATTTACCTCCTGAGGCATACTCTTATATAGCTCTAAGGGCAGCTAGAAGGCTACAAGCAACAGTAGTAGGTTCAACAGAGACTGATGGGTTTACTAAGGCAGAGGAGCTACAGGCTCTTATATCCTTGCAGAGAAGACAACTACAGTCACAAGACTATCAGATACTTAATAGTAGAGTATCAACTAGAACTCATAGTGGGTATCTAATTAAAGGCCTCTATAGGACAGCCAACAGAAGGGACTTCTAATGGGTAAAGGAACCTTAATAAACAGTACACTAAGCTCATTGTCAGCTGGTGTATCTCAGCAATATGAGGAGGGGAGATATGACTCACAAGTATCTGAGATGCTTAACTGTATGCCCTCACTTACTAGAGGTGTCCTTAGGAGAAATCCATTAGAGGCTGCCTGTAAGCTACAAGGTGTACCAGCTGATATATCCCATGCCTTTACATATTCATATGATAGAGGTACAGAGGGTGAACAGTATATGATAGTAGTACCTGGTGATGGTAGTATATTTGTATACAATGTAAATGACCCCTCAGGTACTCCTCTATATTCAAAGACAGGTAATGCTTACTTAACAGTAGCTCAAGGTGTACTAGCTAAAGATACATTTAAAGCTCTAACTATAGGTGACCATACCTTTATACTTAATAAAGAACAAGATGTAGCCTTTACTGGTGATACAGCTACTAGTGATGGGTATGATAATATGGCATTCTATTGGGTTAAGAGAACAGTAAATGTTACTACTAACCAATTACAGGATACTAGTGGTGCAGTAGGTATGAAGACATTAGGCTATACTTATACTTGTAATGAGATAAAGATAATAGGACATAGTGAGACTAGACCAGGTGAAACTGAAGTACTACTTAATACATCAGAGAAGATAGCAGAACAATTTAGCCTACAGTATAATGCTGGAGCTACTCCTACATCAGGAGTAAATAAGGTTAAAGGAGCACTAGCTTATAATGATGCTTATACTTTAGCTGACTTTAGTTGGGGTGATACTTTTGGAGATGAAGCCTCACTTGGAGTATGGAAGATAGTAGATGTTAGTACAAGCTTACCAGCTAACCTACCATCAGACCTAGATGGGTTCTTAGTTAAGGTAACACAGAATACATCAGCTGAGTTTGATGACTTCTATCTTAAGTATGACTATACAGATAAGCTATGGAAAGAAGTAGTTAAACCAGGAGAGAAGTATAGAATAGACCCAACTACTATGCCTCATGTATTGTACTCATTTAGTTCTACTAACTTTAAGTTTGATGAATATAAGAAAGTAAATGATGCAGGAGATGATGTACTTAATGAGTCACTATGGATTGATAGAGAGTCAGGTGGTGGTGAAGAGATAGATGACCCTAGTTTTATTGGTAATAAGATTAATACTTTATTCTTCCATAAGAACAGATTAGGTATACTCACTAAGGATAGTGTAATACTTAGTCAATCAGGTGACTATGGTAACTACTTCCCTCAATCAGTACAAGAAGTATTAGCAGATGACCCAATAGACTTAGCAGTAGCTTCAAAGGATGTTACTATACTAAGAGCAGCTGTATCTACAGCAGGACAACTATTGTTATTCTCTGATGATACTCAGTTTAGTTTATCTAGTAATGTAGATGGAGCACTTACAACTAAGACAGCAGACATCACACCACTAAGTAACTATACATATGGGCCTAGAGCTGAAGCATCCTCTATTGGTAATAGAATATATTTTACTAACCAAGCAGGTGGATACTCTCAGGTATACTCATATCAGGTAACAGACCAAGGTAGTAGAATTACAGAAGGTAATCAGATGACTATTCATCTACCCTCATATATAGATAAGTCTACTAGTAGTATTGTTGGACATGATGTACTAGGTTACATATTCATACAGCAAGAGGACATACCTAAAGAGCTTATTGTATTAACTTCAGTATCTAAGAATAAGGAAGACTTACAGAATGCTTTTCATAAGTGGACCTTTGATAAGGATATGTTAAGTACACATATAATAAACAATGACTTGTATGTACTGTTCATAGATGGTAGTTTAACTAAGATGAAGCTAGAGATACCAGGTGATATAGGTACTATAGACTACTTAGATAATTATAATGTAGTAGATACTAATAAGATATATCAAAGTGGTATAGAGTTCTCACAGTTCTATTATAGAGATGCTAAAGGTAAAGGTTCAGTAAGAGGTAGATACCAATTAAGAACTATACAGTATACAATAGATGAGGAATCATACTATAAGACTATAATATATAATACAGACTATGAGAAACTAGTTGGTCCTCATGTATTTGGTCCTACTTGGGATGATAGTACAGTATGGAATGATGCACTATTATGGTATGATGTACTACCTAACTATACTAGAGAGTATGATAATGATGATAAGGTAACTATTATGGGTGATAGTAAGAAGATAAAG